AATGTTTGACGAGGCATCTTTACTACCTATTGAATCCATAGCAACGATAGTGCAGCACTGGCTTGCACTAATTAATTCATCGCTACCTCCGTCTGGTGCTCTATAAAGAGATATATCAAATGATGGAGACCCAGCATTATTATAGGAGTGGTAAAACTCAATTCTTAGTTTTCTAGGAACACCAGCTTTAAAATTAATCATCTGTGATGCATACCTTGTTGACACAGTTGCTAGATTAAATTTATTGAGAATCAGCATGTCATCAAGATAAATTCTTACCCCACCGTAAGAGATCGTTACTACTAATTGCTCTAACCCAAAAGCTGGGGATATATAGTATCCATCAAATACACCATTGTAGTATTCAGAATAAACTGCTGAGTCTAGTGCAGTGAATGAAAAGTTTGATAAATCAACTGCGTATGCTGAAGATGAAGATATGTTTTTTGACAATGCGGTGTATGATGGTGACGAGAATGCCTTTTCTCCGAGCGCTTTATCTAGCGGGCTCAGTTCCTTATCAATTGCATCCGCAACAATATCTTTTACACTACTATCTCTCTTATTAGTTGGCATTGCCCAGAAACGAGCACGAAGACCTGTTGATGACACAATATTATTACCGCTTCTATCAATAGACTCCTCGTTGAAAGAAAATGATGCAACAGCACCTCTGCTCTTTGCACCCCTGCGATAGTTATTTAGTTTGACAATATCTGCACTTGGGAAGTTTGCTCTCATTAAGAGGTTCTCAATGGCATCTCCAACATAAGCATTTTGCATAAAAAAACCGTAGCTGATTGTTCTTTCTGATAAGAACTTACCCCAGTCTTGAAGGTTTGCACTAACAGACATGTCTGTTCCAGATGACCATTCGTCAACATAGAATGTTCCATTTTTTACATATTCATAAATATCAAACCGAACTTCACAGCCAGCCGTGTGTGATTTTGCAATCGTGTTGCCATACCCTCTCTCCAGAATGGTAACAACATTAGATGAATTAACCGATGCACAGAGAATCGTTTCTTCTGATTGAGTATCTTTATCCAAAACTACAATAAAGCTATCTCCAGCACCACCAGCAGGAAGCACTGATCTGTCCAAAACAGTGAAGGACATATCTGCATTGGATATGTTAGATTGCAAAGTTGTAGTTAAATAAGATGCATCAATATTGTCAGATGGTGGTTTCTTAATTCTCCAGCCCGTGTATATTTCAACCTCAAGGTCTTTAACCATGTATTGACCATATGTTGAGCTATTGCTGAATATGTTAAACACTTTGGTTGTATTATCAAGATTGAGATCAACTGATGCTATTTCAGAGCCGCCCACTGGTAAGCTTGTTGAGTGAACATCTCTTGCTCTATTTACTGAGTATGAGATTACATAATCACTAATATCTGTTTCATAAATAGGAACAATCTCTTGTATGCGAGCATAATCTTGTGGATTTACCGTTGTGTAAACGGTTACTCTAATTCTAGAAACATTTTGTGACGATAGTGCCGTTGATAGTATATGATCTTGATAATACGAACCCGCTGGGATTGTTCCAACTTCGCTTAATAATGTATTTAGCGAACCATCAAATACCTGTAGCAGGTATGTTGAAATCTGACCATAGAACTCTGATGTTACAATTCTTACCTTATTAACTTTTCTTGTTGTAAAAGTAGCTTCAACATAAGGATTTGTAGCAAACTGATAACCATCGTATGTAGCGTGAGCATTTGCTGTACTTACACTATTTGACCACCACCCAAATTCAAGATTACTTCCGAGCTGTGTATTTGAAATATCTGACGATGTGAGTGATGGCATTGCATACCATGAACCATCTGCTCTAATGACATTACCATCAATATCTTTTGCACCAGCAACAGCCCAAGTAAAGGACTGTCTTTTTATCCCGTTCATAGCCTCTTTTGCAGGAAAGAAAAAACCTCTGCCTGGATAGGCATTGCTTGCTGGAGCATCATTGGTTGTAATAACCAAATTATCAACATGTCTACTGTCCAACCATTTGATAATAATTTTTGGCTTAATTCTTTGAGCAGGAGATGTTATTGCTGTATTAAAAGAGCTAGACAGCTCTTTTCCATACATTCCAGATGTTAGCATCTACACCTCCTCTAGCGTCATAGAGCAATCAAAATAGTATACATCATCTACAAGATCTCTTCTTATTAAATTTTCAGAAAAGGTTGATACAAAAACCATAACATTCTCTTCTGTATAGGGAGTAACTCCGTTCTCATCTTGATTAATAATTGTTAATGTATGAACATCTGGGTCCATAGCTACTGTCTTAAGGTAATTTCTTGACTCTCTATAGTCCACTGTCTTGCTACTATAGTTTGGAATAAAGCTCCATTTAATATTAAATGTTCTCTTGCCAGAAGAATTTGCTGCATTATTCTTATAGTATCTAGACGAATCACCAGCCCAATTTATATTTTCAACGAATAATGGTGTTACAGAGTAATCAAATGTTCTTGTTTGATTAGTCAATGGTTTTCCATCAAGCATTAATAGAGCCCTGATTAGCGAACTATCTGCAGTTATGTTCGCTCCAAACCTAATTGCCTCTGCACGAACATCCAGATTGTTAAGTATATTAATTCTTATTGTTGCTAAGAATATCTTGCCAGCGGTAGTGAGATTTACCTGACCAGATAGGTTTGCAACAGCAAAAGCAATTCTTGTTCCATTTGAAACCATTGATGAAAGAATTGCTATTTGAGATGCGCTATATGATGTTTTAACCATAGATGCAGACACTGATGAGTCGGAGCTCAAGACGCAAGATGAGATTAAAATCTTTGTTCCGCTTGCTACAGAGTTAGAATCAGCGGAGAGTGAAGCACTTGCATAAGCAATCTTTGTAATATTTGTTTCAACAAGAACTTCTGCTGAAATTACAACATCACCATCCTGTCTTTCTGTTGCAATAACAACAGTTGCGCCATCAACAGCAAGATTTGCTGCTGCATATGCAATCTTGTATGCATTTGATGTGAGCTGAGAATTTGATGCAATCGTAATATTTGTAAATCTGAACTGATAAGAAGATACTGTTAGTGTTACACTACTGTTGATATCAATAGTGACATCCGCAGCATCCGCTTGGTAGAAATCTATACCACGATTAAGTGGTTCACTAAATGAATAAAAACTATCTGACATTTTCTATTTCTCTTTAAGAGAAATCTCAACATTGTAGTAGGCACATTGGTTGGGGATATCTCTTCTCACTAGTGTTTCGCTGTATGATTCAACATAGACAACAGTATTATAAGATGGTTCTGCTGGATCTAAGGTGATTGATAAACTTGCAGATGAAGATGTTTTGGCAACTGATAGCAGATAGTTTCTTGCCTTACGACCATCAATTGTTCTTTCTGGATGGTCTGGGAGATACTGAAAAGAAAGGGTGTATACATTCTTAGCGTTCTTAATAAACCTTTTTTTATTCCCGTTTAATAATTCAACATTTGACGCAGATGTTGCCATTGAGCTTGAGAATAGGCGACCATGCTCGGTAATTTCTTCCCCATTAATAACTACCAAATGTGTAATACCAGATTGTTGATTTTGTATTGTAGCTACCATTTAGAAACCGCCCTGTATTCCATTATAACTTGTAAATGTTCTTGATTCTAAACCAGCTGCCTTTTGTTGTCTTGGGAGTACATTAACATTGTAATCCTTCATCATTCCCTTAAACCATTCTTCTTCCCCGATAAAGGTGTCAACATTAATATTGACGGTTGATACACTTGTTGATCCACCACCACCTGCGTATGCTGGTGCTCCAGAAGGTGCTGTAAATCTTGATTGATTAATTCTTTGCATTGTTCCTAGACCCATATTTCTTACAGCATTTGCATTAACAACATACTCACCACCATGAAGGATTGCAGGAACTGGCATTGAAGGTGAACCAGGAACATAGCCACCAACTTTATATCCAGGAAGTTGCCCTATTAGAGTGTCTGTTGGCTTTCCACCATAAAAATTCAATCTTGGGTCAACACTTCTCATAACCTCTTGCAAGAATTCCAAAGATTTTTTATGCAACAGTAGTTTGTACTGCTCATTATTTGAATCTCTTTTAATCGCCATTGATCTCTCAACAGAATCTCTAATTTGCTGAAGAGCGTTGCTGTCTAATTCGTCTGATAGAGCTTGTGAATAATTTGATGAAATTGCATTATATGCTCCAGACAACGAACGAGCAGGTAATGATTCAGATGAGCTCAATAATGAATTAAGAACTAATCTTAGCTCTTGCATTTGATCTGGAGGCAGATCAACAGTATCCATTGGTTTTTGCCATCTAGCTATGACATCTGGAAATTGAGAGACCATAGCAGTACCTTGCCATCCTTCTGGATCTGGTATCTCGTTCTTCATTCTAACAATATAACCACCTGTTGGTTCTTTAAAAATGTGACGCATTAAAGTTCTAAAATCACCATTTTGATCACCTAATAAAACATTAGTATTTGAAAGAGGGAAATTTCCTTCTTTTATACCAGAAGATGGATCATAGCCAAATAACATACTCATATTATTTAAGATTGGATTACCACTAGTATTATTTCCAAGATAAGCAAACATTTGCTCAAAATCAAATCTTTGAATAAGACCAGGGCTATCATATGTTACAAGCTCTTTAAACTTAGTCATATCTCCTTTATTCTTGGCTTCAATCAATTGAAGCAAGAAATCATAGGCTCTTGCAACATACAGCCGACCTGCGCTAAAGCTATAAGCAGCACCTTTGAGCAATGGATATCCAGAAACTGGACCGAACGAAGTCATATGCTTGAGCGCACTTGATGCTAAATCAGTTCCAATGTTTTCATCAACGCTTGCTGGTGGTTTTATTTGACTTAGACCAGGAATGGCTCCTTTATGAATCCCAATTTCAGATGGTGTCAAATTGCCGACTACTTGATCATATAGATCTGTTTTTTCTATTTTTGTCTTAACATCAAGTGGGAATTTAAAGTTTTCAAAATCCCAAATATCAGTCATATCAATAACATCTCCAGTATTTGCTGTTGATCTTCCTGTTGGATTAGGTAGCCCAATCATCTCCATAATTGATTGGATTATTCCAGGATTATCGTTTGCCATTCTAAACGGAAGAGAGCTAGAACCTGAGGTTGTGGATGCAATTTCATTAAACTGAGTCTCAAGGAGGGAAGCGCCAGTTTTCTTTATGTCATCAATCTGGTTAAATGTAGGGAGTTTAAAATAGTTTCCTGTGCGTATTCCTTTTTGACTTTCCATTCTAAACAACATCAAAGCTTGGAAAATTTTATTTGTTTGTTGATCTTGAATTAATTTTTTCCATGCATCAATTTCAAAATTATTAATTAATTCTTTTTCTGCTAGGAAATCAAATGGTATATCCTTTATGTCATTTATTCCACCAAGAGCATCGGCGTACTGAACTGACGCTACTCTACCGTAAGATCCCCCAGCGTATGAAACTGATTTTGCCCATTCATCAGTAGCCGTAAAAGGAGATAGATTTAAAGGTTGCATCTGAGGTGTGCCCGTCTGAACAGATACTGGATTAAACATTTTTATAGGGCTGGCTAGTGGTTTTGACATATCTGGTATTACATAATCCATAGTCTTCATACCTAGCTCTTTACCAGCAACTGATAGCCCCTTTTCTGGATCATAGAAAGTGCTAGAGGTTGGTTTCCATAGCTGCCCGATGATATCTCCATACTCACTTGGCATGAATTCTTTTAAGATGTCATTTACACCACCAAGATTTGTACTCTTTGTGTATTCAAGAAGCGTTTTTGTATTAAGTTCAAATCCAGGATATTTACTTGCTAAGTCTGGGACAACCAGAGAAGCTTGTCTGCGCATTCTTTCTGCCAAGAAAGTATTGAAATCTTCAATTAAGAAACCAGCCAGCATACCATATGCTTCACCTGTCCCAGATGTTGAATTGTATTTTGCTTCTTCTCCAATCATATCAAGCACAGTCGCAACCTTATACAATTCACCATTTGGTGAAATTGTTTCTGGGTATATTGATCTTAGGGATGCAAATGCTAGATTTCTGCGTGAATATGGAGTTGTTAATGTATTTAATATATTTGGGTCTTGATCAAGCTGTCCAGTCACCATTAGCAATAAAGCTTTTTTAAGTTCTCTTGAAGCATCAGTGCCGCCAAACAAAGCAGCCTGCATCATGTTCAACTCAGGATCTGTTGAACCTGGCTGGAATGCGCTAGTCAATCCAGGGATTCCTGTCTTTTTCTTAGTGAGAGCGTCTAATACAAACTCTGGAGTATAGTACTTAGTCTCTTGATTTCTTGTAATTGTTTTTCTAAACTCATCCATGATCGGTGATTCTGGAGTGTACATTCCTGGATTCATAGCTATTTGAGTTGCAAACCCAGTGCTGGTTTTATCAGTTACACCAGAACCTTTTCCTGTTTTTACAGAGAACATTGGATATTGTTTTTTAAATGTTGGATCAAACAAACTTTTTTTGCTAAATATTGCTGCGACTGAACTTGCAATAGCATCTTCAAAATCATTATTAGAAATAACACTTTCAGGATATCTCAATCTGAGCATTGCCTTGGTGTACTTGCCAATATATCCAAGCTGTGATTCATACAAACTTGCTTTTCTCAGAGAGAGAATATTATCAATACCCTCACCGCTTGGGAAAGCTAGGTCAACTCCAGCGTTAACAAAAAGATCATGAAATTCATTTGAAGATAACATTATTTCATTTGCAAATTCATCAAGATCAAGTCTTTGTCTAACATTAAATATCTTAGCCATCATCTCTGATTCAACATTTGGTTTTCTAAAATTAATCTTCTCTAATAGATCTGGTATTGTAAGTTTTGCCTTCTTGGAGAAAGCTGGATTTAGCGGATCTGCAAGAGGTCTTCCTGGAAGGATTGGGTTCCCATATTTATCAAATGTTGATTTGTAGTACTTTTCTTCACTCCCAAACATGTCATAGACAGGTAACTTAGGAAGACCTGCGGTTTCTCTGTTAGCAAAAACTTCTGAAGCGGTATAATATCCTCTCTGTGTTCTTGTAAGATATTTTTGATAAAAGCTGTCATATGCGGAAGCATATTTATCTTGAACTAATGATGTCGCACTCTTGAATATCCCTGGTTTTTTAACTACTGCACTAGAAGCAGCAGATGCACCCATGCCTGGAACTTCATCAAGTGGAATCCAACTGAACGGATCTGATGGATCTTGAGTCATTTCAGTTAATCTAATTGAGGGAGTAGGAACTGTGCCTGCTGAGCGATTGCCAAGCAATTGTTCTAGTATATATTGTCTTCTTTGAATCAATGATGTCGCATAGTTTAATGCAGTATTGTTGTGTGGAATAACTGAATGAGCAATCTCTGATATTCTTTCTGGTGTTATTAGTTTCAATTTCTGCGCTGAAGCAGCCATATCCTCTGGAGACATTGAGCCGAAAACTTTGGATGCATTAAGATATGATCCATGATTGAGAGGATCTGTTGTCATGCTCTTAAGCTCACCGACAATGTTGGTAAACTGTGTATGAGTATCTGGATTTGACATCTTAGGTTTTCCAGTTCCAGTGAACTTCAGTGAACCACCAGCGTCAATTCTTACTGGAACCCCAGACTCTGAATTAAGAATATTAGGGGTATCCCAACCAATAACATCGTAGTTACCTAACCATGCATCAACTGCAAAATCTTTTTGGATCAATTTAATATAATCAGGCGATGATAACTGATCAGCAAATGAGTTTAGATTGGTTGCTTTTGGAATGATTTCTGAAATGAGTGCTGGACCATTATCAGTCATAATCGTTTTCAAATTAGTTGTTGCAACACCTAGCTCTCTATAAAGAGCATTTGCAAGCAATTCGTTTTCAATAAGTTCTTGAGTCGTTGCGTATTGACTTGTTGGCTGTTTCACATAATACTGAAGTTTGCTGGATGGGTTTTCGTAGAGTCCTCCTGGGTTAAATCCTTGCTTTTCACCAATCTTAACCAGGCTTGAGAAATCCAATTCAGGTTCTACTGAGGAGCGAACCTGGGCATTAGAAGCAGCAATAAGAGTATCAATAGAACTACTAGGACTACCAGCCATAGTGGTATCAATGAAGCTACCAGAACCAATTGACCCAAATTTAGGACTAAAGCCGCCTTGAGGCATTGTCATTCTTCCATTCAAAACATCAGCAATCAATGTAGATGGTGCTTTGCCAAATGTTTGTTTTATTGCCCCTGCTGGGTCATATAGATTGTTAAAACCGATTAGTTCTGGAGCTATTGGTGTCTTAGCCCCTCCAGTCATTTTTGCATAAGAAGACTGTATTCTTCCTAACAGGTTTTTATTAGATAGAACAGTTGTTAATCTATGAGCTCCAGCCTTACTTGCAGATGAACTTAGTGCTCCAGAAACCGCAGCAGCACCTCCTTCACCAAGAGTTGCTGTTAAAATAGATGCCCCTATTTTTGAAGTTGCTGCACGAGATATACCTGTTTTAACCGCACTGTTTATAAAACTTCCACCACCTAATGTTCCAATGCCGATTGAGTCCATAATTGCTTTATCACCCGCTAGAGCAAAAGCTGTTTTTTTCCAACCTGGTATTTTTTCTCCAGACATTCTTTCATAAGTATTTAGCTCATTCATTGCTGTTTGATATGGTTTACCAACAGTTGTTAGCTGACCATATTTACGAGGAACAAGAGGTATAGAAGCACCAGTTCCATAAAATAAATCATTTTGCCTTCTTGCGATATTATTAAGAGGATTTTGACTCTTAGAAGGTATAGCTGTTTCAATAAGCCCAGCAGCTGCGTTATATAAACTTACACCACCTACAACACCAAGTTGTTTAACAGAGTCTGCCACAGAATAAGCAAACTTACCAGTGCCTATTGCAAAATCACTTGCTTTAAAAATTGCTTTCTCAACAAGATTTAGACCTTTTTCTTTTTTCCAATTAAACGGTTCATCTGCAACTTTTTTAATTTGCTGCTCTACCCTATCTGCAGACCCTCTTGTGTTTGAAGCTGTACCTTTCTTTCCACCTGGAACTTGACCACCCTTAATGAATTTTGGAATAAGGTTATTATTCATCTTATTCAAAGCACCTACACCGATTCTTGAAACCGCCTTCGCATTAAGAATGTATTCTCCACCATGAAGAAGTGTTGGTACACCTTCTTGTGTTGGCGCTGGGATGAAGCCCTCTGGATACCCTTGATTTTGATTTTGCGCTCTTGATGGAATTATTCCACCCTTCTTGAAGCCCTTGTAATTTCCAATAAATTCTTGATATGTAAGCGCTCTTAAATTTCTGGCGGCTCTAAGTTCATTATTTCTTGCAAAAGCATCTGCCCTACCCGTTCCAGCATATGTACCTGTAGGATTAAGAGGAGTGCTGCTACCTGGAGTTCCACCACCTGGTCCACCCGCTGCTGCATCTGCAGCGCCTGCTGCTGCATCTTTTGCTGCATCTGCGGCTGCTTTTAGTTCAAGGTATTTATTAATTGCTGGATCAAGACTCTTTCTTAGCTTCTCCATCAGTGCTGGGTTTAGATCCACCATGTTCTGGAAGCTTCTAAGGATGCTTAGGTTTCCATCAATGATTGCTTGATTGAAAACCTTTGTTGGCTCTGCTTCATCCAGTGCCTTCTTAAAGTTTGTAATGAAATCGTTCTTAACCTCATCTAAGAACTTGGTCTTCATATCCGTAAAGTTCTGAGCGAGACCAGATGTTATTACACCGAACGAATCAATTACTAACTGCTTTCCTTCACCGAACTGTACTCCCATTCCAGCGAGCATTCCGATAGTAATACCAATTACAGTGTTTTCACTCTTATCAGATCCAAGACCAAATTTTTCTTTTGCTACTAATACAAGTTCGTCAAGATTTGTTGCAAATGGTCCAATAACCTTGTTTGGCATCTTGTCTGCAATTGTGGTTGCAAAACTTTCAAACATCGTACCAAATGTTGTATTCATATTGGTAGCGTTTGTTTCTGTTAATGTTTGAAGTTCTTGTAGTTGCGCCGTGTACTGCTCAACAGTAACTGGTGCAATCTTTGTAATTAGAGCAGCAGACTCTTGGAACTTAGCAATTGATTCCTCAAAGAATAATGAAGCCGCATCTTTTGCTTCGTTAATAGCTTCCTTGAGAGCATCAAGGTTTTCTTTTGCGAGATCCTTTGACCTTTCTTGCTCAATTGTTAAAAGGTCACTACTAAATCCTTTTTCATCAGCGCTCTGCTGAAGCTGTAGCATTCTTGCGTCATCAACACGACCTTCATAAACAGCCAATGCGTAGTTTCTACGGAACTGCTCATTACTAAGAGCTTGGTTGTCAATAATCTTTCTTCTATTGTTTTCGTATTCTTTCTTCTTGGTAAGTGATTCTTCTGCCTTTTCAAGCTTACCAAGTGTTTTGATTTGGACATCAAATACTTTTAGAGCAGATGTTTTTTGCTTTTCAAGAGCCTTAACGGATGCATCTACAAACTTAGTTAATGCATCTGCCATCTCTCCAGCAACATAATCTTGAAGTTTCTGAATGGCATCAACAATGCCCTCCTCAATGGCTTTTGCAATTTTTCCAGTAGCGTCAGACTCTTCAAAGCCATCACCAAAGGAGTTACCCATGATTTCGCCAGCTTCTTCACCAGTTTCTTCTGCTGCGTCTTTAATCTTTGTATCATTACTGATTTTACCCTCGGCTGAGCTGATACCCTTAGATACACCCTTATCTAGCAGTCCAGTTGCTGCGTTAGCTACTGCATCAATGGCACCACTAGCAGCATTTTTACCCGCATCAACCAATCCATAAAGACCGTCAATAACGAAATTGATACTGTCACCAATCCATCCAAATATTCCACCAACACCTGGAATTCTTTCAAGGAAACTAAACACTTTAGCAACAGCTTTTGGAATTAGTGTAAAGTATCCGATTATCAACTTAATTCCACCAGCGGTGATCCACACCATTCCCTTTAGCAAAGCGGCAATTAACTTAATAACAATCTTTACTGCACCAGAGGTAGCGGCAACAAGGTAATCAAAAGCTTTACCCCAGTTGCCTTGGAATATTGAAACAACAAACATTACGATATCAATAATCATGTACAGATATGGCTGAATAAAGTTTTCAACCAGCATCTTAAACCAAGAAGCTACCTTTTGTAATACTTTTCCAACTACTTCAAATGCTTTTGAAAGACCGCCAACAGCATCTCCACCTTTCTTAGAACCACCACCGATTATTGAAAACAAATCCACAAACGGTTGGATCAGTAACAGAATGGCTTCTTTAAATATTGCCCATGCATTCTTAACTCTTAATATCGCACCAGAAGCTTTATCTTTAAAAGCACTAAAGTTTTTAACAATGATATAAACAGCAACTCCGATACCAAGCATGATTGCACCGATACCAGTTGATATGAGAGCAACCTTCATTAGCTTAAGAGCAATTGTTCCAAGCTTTGTAGCCTTCATGAAGCCAGTCATTGCGGTTGTCATTGTTCTGATTACACCAGTACCACCACCACCAGCCATCTGTTGAATCTGCATTGCTTGAACTGCGGCTTTAGCGCCTTGTACCGACTTTGTATAAGCGGCTACTGGACCAGCGTTAAATGCAGCTGACGCTAGACCTCTAATATTTCCTGCACCAGTTGCAATCCCTCCACGGGTAGGTAGCATTCCTCTTGCAAAACCTCTTCCTGTTACGCCAGTAGCTGAAGTAAATGAATCAGCCAAACCAGGAAGCGCCGCTGTTCTTCTTGCTATTGCACCACCAATACCACCACGAGCAATTCTTAATGCTCTATCTTCAGTAATATCTACAAGACCTCTCTTTGTAGCAAGCCTTGCTCCACCAGCACCAGTTCTTGATATTCCAGCATCTGTGAGCATGGACTCTCTTAACACTGATGCTTCAGAAATTTTTCCAAGAATGTTACCACCAACAAAACCACCCCTTGGACCAATTACACGACCACGAGCATTAAGTCGCATATTATTAGCAGAAAGCATACTTGCTTCATTTCTAAGATACTGATCTACACCCAGTCTTCCTGTTGCTGCATGAGAAAGCCTCGCTGCTCTGTTTGCATTGATGGCACTTGTTCTAGCAGCGCCTGTAAGTCCAGTTAATGGTGTTGGGGTTGGAGCAATATTGCCAGGGAGTGTGATGTTGCGACCAACTCTTGTTGGCATACCAATCATTGATGATGCTGTACCGCCAGCAGGTGCAAAACTTGGAAGCATAGAAAGTGGTTGTTTCTTGCCAAGGAAACTGTTATACATATCTGTCATTGCCGTGGTTGCTTTCTTTGCTCCACCAGCAATTCCTACAAGACCACCTTCAAAATTCTTTAACTTCGGTAAGAAGAATGTAGCTGCTCTTCCAAGCACACCGATAGATGATTGCATTGTTCCTAATGCAAGAATTACTGGTGCCATTACTGCTAAGAAACCGAGGAAGCCAAGAATTAATTTGGATATTCTTTCTCTTGTTGTGTCACTTAGTGCTTGCCATTTTAGATAAAGATTGTTGATCGTATCAGACAGTTTCTTTAATGATGGAGTTACATTTCTAAGTACATCTGCAGCAAAGTTTTTAAATGCAATCTTAATTCTCTGCGTAGCAACCGAAAGAGATTTCAATGACTGCTCTAATTCCATGTTTGCTACATCAGCAGCACCAGATGCACCTGCGAGCTCAACAAGCATTGCACGACCAGCCTGTGTTTTTACCTGGCTGATTAAGTCAATGTCTTCATTCAACTTCTTCTCTTTAATCAGCTTAGCTACAGCATCTCGTGCCTCCATAGCACCTTTCTTTTCTGCTGCTGTAATACCACCGCCTGCACCTTTGCCTTTAAACCCATCAACCAATGCTCCAACTTCAGCAGTAGCAATTCTTGCGATAACACCAATATCACTAAACTGACTTATTGTTTCTGGAAGTGCTGTACCGTTGAGTTTATTAAAGGCTCTGATGGATCCTTCAGCAACACCTGCCATTAATCTTTCTGGTGATTGATTAGCATTAACATTTTTCAAAGCAGCATCAAACTGATTCAATTGTTCAATAGCAACATACATTCTTGGACCCTGACGCTTTTCAAATATTTCAGACATCAGTTTCAGTCCAGCTTCAGTGTTTTTTCCACCTTCAACAACTTTTCCAAAAATATCAACAATAGCCTGAAGTCCTGTTAGACCAGTCTTTGTTGATTCGCTAAATGCGTTACCAGATTTGCCAGTAACACCATATTGCTTAGAAAGTTTTGCTAGTAGTTCAACATTTTGCTTAGTAGGTACAATTGCTCTCTGAAGAGAAACTTTAATTGAGTTTGCAGAAGCACCAATATCAAAACCAGCAGCCTTCATTGGTGCAAGCAAAGCTGCTGCTTCTGTCATTGACAGACCGAAGCTCAAAGCCATACCACCAAGTTCAGGCAATGAATCAGCAAGGTCTTTCAACGAAAGTGCGGTGACATTTTCAATTGTGTTGAACATATTGAGCTGAACTGTTGCTGACGCTATAGCTTTAGATTCACGATCAGCGGCTGATGTTACTTCATCAAATGCGCCAGCAACCTCGTATGCTCTCGTTGCATTAAAGAACAAAGCCGAGGATAGATCTTGTGCACCAGATGCATCCATTCCTCCCAATTTTTCTGCAGCTAATGCTAATTCAGTAAGTGCTACAATATTTTCATTTGCAGTAACACCAAGTTCTGCAAAATCAACAGCCAGGCTAACTACTAAATCTTTTGCGACACCAAATCTTGCGCTTTGCTCGGTCAAAGCAGTATTTAGCTCTCTAAAGGAGTCGGTCATTTGCTTGACTCTTTTCTCCTTGTCTGGACCAAGATAATCTTTAAGCTTTGAGTTTGCTTGATCCGTTGTCATAGCAACGCCTTCAAGAACCTTTGTCAATCTTACAAATTGCTCATCAACCTTCAACAAGCTCTGGAAGCCCATTCTTGCAAATAGAAGGATTGGAGCTGTGAGGTTAATCATCAAGCTTCTACCAACGAACTGTGCGTCTTTACCAATTCGTTGTAGCTTTAGTGATATTGAACTAAGGTCTGAACCAAATGCTCTAATTCGCAAACCTCTTAGGGTTGAATTAAATTGCTTTAATTCATTCCTGCTTTGAATTAGTTCTCTACCAAACGCTGTGGTTGTACCACCAGCTGATTGAATAGCCATAGCGTATGACTTGATGTTTGATTGAACACGCTTAGTCTCTGCGCCAAGAGCCTTCTGATTTGCAATCATCTGCTTGGCAGTCTTCGCATGATCATTCATGCTTCTGTTTGTCATTCCAAGAGCTTTGTTCACAGCTCGGCTGTGAGCATCAAGCTTGCTCATTGGTACCGTAATACCCCTTAGATTGAGGGCTAAGGCTCTAGTAGCGGCGCTAAGGTTAGTAATATCCTTAACGCCATTAGTATGTACATTAATTATTAGATCAACATCAGACATGTTTGTACCAACAAATATTATCCCATTTTTTTAGATAATCAGCAATCATTAATCTGCTTGATATCCCAATGGAATGCCGAAGTTCATTACTTCAAATGGTCTCATTGGCTCATCTGGCACTCTATCTTCTGGCGAGTACCAGTCATCTTCAAAGTCAACATCAGCGCCTTGAGCCAAGGCGAGCGCTTTGATATTCTTACTGAATTCATTAGTACAAGCTCGGTACAATAGAAACATCTCATGAAGGATTAGAGATTCTTCTAATTCCTCTAGATTTTTCCATGCACCGACCTGTACAAATATTTCTGATTCATATTTGAGAAGGGGAATCTCATTCCATGACAAGGGTTCACCACCCTCGCCATCCCCGTTTATTGGTTTGGGTCGTTACCCATTGCTGCAGCCATTACTTCACCAAATGTTCTAAGGTCAAGAATGTCTTCAAGCAAATCACGATTTGCAGCCAACTCTGGATCAGCCTTTCTCAGTGCGATTGAGGCTGCTGCGATCATCTTATCAATGTCCTCATCAGTCATTCCAGCTTCGTCATTGGACTTCATATCGTTTGCAACCTTCATGAATTCACGAAGGTGCTTAATTGTCAAAGGCTTTACAATTCTCTTCTTTCCATCAGAAAATGTAATCTCAGTACCCTTAAACAGATCAGTATTTGTTGCCATTTTTTATGTGCTCCTTGTTTTATAATAATGGGAATAATGCAAAAACTCCCAAGTTTCAGTATATCATACCGACTCTCAGGAGTTTTCGCTTAGTACAAACTTTTGGTTTTAATTAGATTTGGTCAATGATCTTGCCATATTCGTAACCAGTGTCACCGACTACTGGAAGAACACGGAACGAAACTTCAAAAACTGAAGCTTCTGCTCTCTTCATTGATAGCATTGAAGTGGTCATTGACACTGCTCGCTTAGTGTTAAACTTGCGTGTCTTTGTCACTGATGCTGTTGAACCTGGGGCATATCCAGTTACCTGGAGTGCGTACTCAAATGGGTACACGCTCTGTGAACCGAACAACAAGGTCTTGGTGTTTGCGCCATCATTGTTTGCTTTGATGTCATCTCCACCAGTTGTATTGTCGTAGCTCCATGCTGTTGCAAGGTTGTTAAGAGTTCCTTCTGCGAGGGTTGTCTTAACCATTACTTTCACCTTTGACTGAATGACCTTTGCTGCGTCACCGTACTGGTCAATTTCAATGTCAACCATGTCTGGTTCCCACGAAATTTCAAGACCACCTTGGGTTGCGCCCACATCTGTCAAGCTATCAAAATCTGAGTTTGTCATCGTGATGTTGGAAACACCAGTTTTTACTGTTGCTTCACCAACTACGATATTGGAAGTTGTTACTGCCATTTTACTATCCTCCTGTTATTCAAGGACAAATATTTTCTTGCCCTTGCGATCTCGCCATTTAGAAATCTTTACGGCGTGATCTAATTTTATTTCATCTGAGCGGCGACCTATTCCTACGCCTTTTTGCCACTCAAACTCATAAACCTCTTTACCTAGTTTCACGGAAAACCCTGGGGTCTTGCCGATGTATGTAATTACATTATACTTCATATACTTTTATGATACCACAAATATATCAGAGGCTCACTGAGAACAGCGAGAAATCAAGGTCCATTTGGTACCAACCTTCTTTTTCAATAGGCTCTGACAAAGAACTTGATACCAGTTGTGAGCTAAGAACTCTTACGCTTGAACTGGCAACATTCCCTTGAATCTGATCCCCTTCTCCAAGGAGCTTGATTAATCTTTCTGAGATTTGAAATAACCTGTCAACATCCGAATCATAAATAGAGTATCTAATTGCGTCATACCTGTTCCAGTATGACTCAACAGATGGGATATGTGGATTGTAATAGTAAATTACAAAAGGAGCTGTTTCTGTGCTGTAACCAATTACTGGGAAAAAATTCATAACTTTCCCAGCAATATTAGCCAGAGTGGTATCTGCCTTAAGGTAAGTGTTTATAGAATAGACGCTAATTGGCATAAACTACCTTACCACATCCACCCCGCCAGCACCTCTTGCGGTAAAACCTTGTCTAATAAATTCTTGTTTAAGGTTTTTAATAATAACTTGTTTTGCAATCTCTCTAATTTCTTTTCTTTTTGAAGGAATCGCTACTTTTCTAACAGCTCTATAGAACTCCGAATAGCCTTGTGCAACAGAGGCTGATCTTACTTTCATAATCCCATTTCCTTTTCCTCTGATTACACCACCACCTTTTTTACCAGTTAAAAGAATTGCAGATCCGATCTGGATGTTTCCACCATCTTTTCTAAATGACCCTTTTGGATATGGTTTTACTTTTAAAGTCATGCCTGTTGGACCAAATGGAATGATTTCGTATTGTAAATACTTTGCAGCCCTTCCTAGATCGGCTGTTGCCATCTTCATGTCACGCTTTGACCTCATCATTGCCTGCACTTGTGCATGCTGAACTCGGACTGGTAGGACTGAATAGTAAATAGCAGCCATCTCTGTTTGAATCAAAGCTGACTTGTTAACCCGAATACTAAGCATTTTCCGTAATCTTCCTACAGGTTAAAAGAATCATTCTAACCTTACCGTTATAACCAGTTCTTTTATCAATGTTTACAATCTCTACTGGATAATCAACTATTGAATTACCGTAGCGGTCAACTACATTTTGAATTTTATTGCTATAGTTTGCATACTGAGCATCTTTGTGTGAAATAAAAAATTCAACCTCGTCAATATTTGCAACATACGGATATGTTCTTCTTTCAGAAGACATTGACTGATACAGGGCTTTAATTGTTCCCGACATTGTGTATGATGTTGTTTGTTGCCCAGCAGCATTAACAGATGTTGTCTTAGTGTAGACATCCATTTTGTGCGGAAGGTTTATAAAAACACCGTTAGACATTTAAACCACATAGTCCATTACAAACAGCGTGTAGTCCATAAGAAGGACATCTGCATCAATGTTGCCCGTTGTCTCAAAGAAGTTTGTGGTATTGATTTCATATCTAATTGTATCCATTTCAACTCTTTGAATTCCATGCCTTCTGAATTCAGAATCGTCATTCATCATGTCAACCAGCAAAAGATCCGCTGCCTGCTCAATATTGTTCGGAACAAATTGCCAACCAAAATCACCCTCAACTCTGTAAATACTTTGCTTATCAAATCTATTTACAAGCAAAAGAACATTCACGCTATCCAGAACAGATTTTCTAAATTGCAGGTAGTAGGAACTACCGAAGCTGTGAGGCTCTCTGATTTTCTCAATGTGATTTAAAGTTGCATCGGAGTAGTCGTGCAGAACCGTTTCATCATTTGTTCCTGGGTCGGATGTGACTTTCCTTAGCGTAGTGATTGGGTTTGGGATATGAAGTGTATTCTTCCCAGAACCCATGACCTCAAGATATTTATTAGGATAGTATTCAAAGGATTGACCACAGTAGGTATTAATAATATTCCTTACCTTTTTCTCCATCTTTTCAAACTTGTCATACCAATCGGTTTCAAGCTCTGGATGGTCTTCAAAGAAGGTGTCAATATCAATGTATGGCGTATAGACATTAAAGTATTGTGACTGTGTGTATGATGTCGCACTTATCGTATATGTAAAATCAGCACGATATCTTCCCGCAGCATTTAGCACATAGATACCAGAAGCTGCTTGACCATAGGTGATAGTATAAACTCCAGCACTTGATCTTGTTGCGTTTGTTGGACCAGAAACAAGTGATCCAAATTCATGGTATAAACTAACTGACACCACATTAGATGTAGGGTCGCTTGGAAGCGTTAAAGTTAGTGTTTTGCTTGTTTCAATCTTTACATCATCCATAATACAATTATAACAGTATTACTGTTTTTCAGCCTTTAAAAAGTCTGCATTGCTAATGACACTTCTAAATCATTTATTTTATTAGTGACATTTTGCGTATTAAGAATCCATTTTTCCCCATCCCAAACCCAAGTCTTTCCGTTAGCAGAATGCGTATCGTCAGTAGCTGGATTGGAGGGAAAATTGATAGCAGCCATAGTTAGTATCCATTATAGATTATAAAGAACTTTTTTACGAATTTTTAAACAATTCTATTAACATAGCCAGAAATGTTAATAACATTTGCTGTTCCAGCAAACCCTCTAATAACAAGAGAGTTGTTCATAGGAAGCCCTGGGACAACTAGTGTTAATCCAGCCTCAGCAGGAATGGTTGATTCAATATGATCTGTGTTAGCAGTTGTTCCACCGTATTCAATGGTTAGTTTAACTGCACTTGTTGATGAGTTAACGGCATAAATCCAAATTTCATCTAATGATGATGTCCCAGAAACGCAAGTATGAATCAATGTACCAGCAGTTGCGGTATTAGCAATTACAATTTGCTTACCATCTGTTGAGCCAGATAAGAGTCGTTTAGAAAAGGTTGCCATAGTCTATATCAATTATAATCCATTTAGAGCTTTTTTACCACTTATTATGAGGGCAATTTAAACCCTCAATAACAATAGATGTAACAAAACAGTTACATTCATGTTCGGTGCAATTTTTATTTTCTCCAAGATATTCACACTGCTCGCATATGCGAATACATTCTTTTTTCTCTTCTGTGAGATCTTGTAAGTTTTCCCAAATTATCATGCCCAGTATACCCAATGCTCCCATGTTCCAGACAGGTTTGTGTAAGTTGCTGTCCCAGCTTGTCCTGTACCCCATATTAGACCATTCGGGAATGAACCGCAAGTTGATCCGTTCCAACCAGCACCTACAGCCCCATCCGAGTTTCCCCAGTTGCATGACTGCTGCACATTGTTAAAGAATCCATGACCACCTGCATATCCAAGAAATATCCTATACCCAGTTCTTGTTCCAGATGTTGTATAAATGTTTGTAAAGTTTGTTGTGTTGTATCTCTCGTATCCAGCAAAATAACCAGTATGTCGTATATCCAAAGTATCTCTTTGAACAAGCAACCCCTGATATGGAATATCCAAACCCAATCTATTTACTGTTGCGGTTCCGTTGTATGGACTTGAAAAAACTCTTACCCAAGGTTTTGATTCAATATAATTTGGTGAATAATACAATTCAACTGCCGATGTCATTGCGCCATCTCTAAACCAATAATTTCCTGCTGGATAACCAAGGTTTTGCAAAAACATTGGTGATGTTGCTGGATTAGATTGCGTTCCGTATGCTGGTGGTTTCTGAAGAGGATACCTTACGACAACAATTCCAGATCCACCTTCACCACCTTTATTGGTATTGTTATAGTGGGAACCTCCACCACCTCCACCACCAGTATTTGAGCCAGCATCACCGCCTCTGGTATTAGTTTGTGCATTGTTACTACCACCGTATCCGCTATATCCATTATTATAACCAGCACCGCCAGAGTTAGAACCTACTGCCCCACCGCCTCCACCACCAATGCCTCCGTTACCACCGCTGCCAGCAGAATAAGCAGCTCCACCACCTCCACCGCCCCAATATAAATCAACACCAAGGATTGAAGAAAATTTTCCAGGACCACCATTTGGAAAATTTTCTTCAATCCTTGGTGTTGATTTATATT